GATACATCGTCTCAAAGATGTGTGCATTCATCAATCGAGACTCTTCACAGTCGAATGGGAGACCACAGAGAATGAATACATCCGCGAGTCCTTGGACACCGAGACCAATGGGTCTGTGTCGCATATTGGACTTTCGAGCAGTCTCCACGGGGTAAAAGTTACGGTCAATCACTCGGTTGAGGTTCTTCGTCACAACCTTGGTAATCTCATGGAGTTTCGCGTAATCAAATGTCTTGGTCTCCTGATTCACATATTTGGGGAGCGCGATAGACGCCAAATTACACACAGAGGTCTCATCCTTGTCTGTGTACTCAATAATTTCGGTACACAAATTGGAACTCTTAATCACACCCAAGTTCTTTTGATTGGACTTTGCGTTGCACGCATCCTTGTAGAGCATATACGGTGTCCCAGTCTCCGTTTGACTCTTGAGAATTGCCTTCCACACCTCACCCGCTGGTACAGTTGCGGTTGCGAGACCCTCTTCCTCATACTTTGTGTAGAGGGCTTCAAACTCCTCACCGTACACATTGGAGAGACCCTTTGCTGTGTCTGGGCAAAAGAGTGACCAATTGCCACCCTCCTCGACGCGTTTCATGAAGAGATCGGGGATCCACAATGCGGAGAAGAGATCGCGACATCGCGCTTCATCGTCACCTTGGTTGAGACGTATCTCCAAAAAGTCCATAATGTCCGCGTGCCATGGTTCCAAGTAGACTGCGATAGAGCCTTTACGACGACCAGCTTGATTTACATAGCGGGCCGTGGCATTAAATACGCGAAGCATTGGGATAATACCATCAGATTGTCCATTTGTACCCCGAATACGAGACTTATTGGCTCTCACATCGTGGATGTGCATACCGATACCCCCAGCCCATTTTGAGATTTGTGCACACTCCGTCAGACTACCGTAGATGCCATCAATTGAGTCACCCTTATTTGCAATGAGAAAGCAACTGGACATTTGTGGTCTCGGAGTACCTGCATTAAATAGGGTTGGTGTTGCGTGAATGAAGAGACCTTGGGACATCTTATCGTAGGTCTCCAACACGGATTTAATATCTGCCCCGTGGATACCAATGGCAACCCGCATAAACATATATTGGGGTGTTTCCATCAATTTACCCTCATGGCGTTGAAGATATGATTTTTCGAGAGTCTTGAGTCCAAAATAACCAAAGTCAAAGTCACGTTCGACCTTAATCTCATCCTTGACCTGACCAGCAATATCAGCGACCTCGTCTGTAACAATGCCAGCTTTCGCCAATTTCTTCATCGCGAGGTGGAAGGTGTTGGGACACACCTTCTGGATGTTACTCGCGACGATACGGGTTGCAAGGATTTCATAATCTGGGTCTGAGGTAATCATACCCACACAGATTTCGGCGGAGAGTGTATCAATTTCGTGTGTGCTGATACCATCGTACATAGACGAGAACACTTGCTGTGCAACTTTGGAAGAGTCGCAGTTCTCGGAGAGACCGTACGTTAAATTCTTGATCCTATTGGTGACATTATCAAACTTCATATCCTCAATACGACCTGAGCGTTTAGTGACCCTCATTTAGTTCTATCATGTGTTTTATTTTTAACTTACTTGCGACACTTCTCAAGATCACCACTGCGAACCTTCACGGTGCCAAAGGTTTCAAACTTGCGATCGGGCTGGAGAAGATATGTGTTCACATGGAATGGACCACTTTTACCAGCAGGTGTAATTGGGGCGTACGACCCAACGAAGCAGGCTGGAGCTTTGCATGGGATTTCCTCAACATTTTGGGGCTTGCTGTCGTAGACCTCGTCGAAGTCGGCAATGTTTAACATTTAGTATTTACACACAGTTTTTTTTCGGACGGTATATTAAATGTGTGACAATCTTCACCTCGATTCCCTCAAACAGTGTGAGACACCTTTGAATACCCTGTTCTTTTCTGAGTTCAACCAAAATCTTCTTCAGCGTGGGATTCGTCAGGCGTTCAAGAATAAAACTGGTATCGCCATTGATTACCAAAACTCCGATGATTTGTATGGTATCATGCGTGTGGTTTTCATCAACAATTCTGGGGATCACAATTCCAACATAAATGAACAAGTAAAGTTCATGAACTCGCGTGTGATCGAGACTGCGACGTCTCAAATTCAAACGGGTGTTTCCCAATATATTTCATATGTACAGGATATCGATTCTACACGAACTCTCCTGGACCAGCCGGTGAATACAAGTACCTATGGTAAAAAGATTGGCATCAACAATAAGATTGGTATCAATTAAAGTTTTGAGTTTATGATAACATAAGATGAGTCTAAATTATTATAAAAGTGAGACTGAAAAAGTATGTAAATCAAAGGGCTGGGACCGTGCAGCTGTAGATACAGTATGGCTCCTGTTGACAGAAGAATTTGGTGAACTCGCATCCGCCATTCGGCAGTACAAGAAAACGTACAAGAAAACAAACCTCAAGAAGGAACGAGGCACGGATGTCATGATGGAAATGGGTGACGTGTTTAGTTATCTATTCCAATTGGCACACATGCTCGATGTTGATCTGGACAAAATGTGGACCGAACACCGAACTAAAATGAAGACCAAAAAATATAATCTAAAGTAATATCAATATGAGTAATTTTATGCTCTCCGACGAAGATAGTATAAATGATGTAAATCCATTTGTCACACGCGATTTTTCCCTTCCAGGGGGCGTGAGACAGACGGGCGATTTTGCGGATTTTACAGGTATTCGATCTGAGAAGGGTATCCCCGAGCCAGAGCGTAGCGTCTATTGTGATTACGGTCTATGCGAGGAAGCATCATCCGTGTGTTCTTTATCAAGGCCTCTTTATCCAAAGAGAAATATCGATCCAGGATTTACGAGATACAATCTCACGTTTGTTGATAAGGTTAAGATTGGGGTTGTGAAGGATCCCATGTTTTCGATACTTGGTGCCATATTGATTCTCACTTTTATTACTATGTCTCTATACTACGCAAGACGTTAAAAAAGTACTCCAAGCGTTCTTGGTCTTGACAGGTTTGGATGATATCCTCCAACGTTTCTTGACAAAAATTTTTAATAAACTCCCTTTGCCAAGCACTTTCAATATTAATTCGAGGTGGCTGGAATGTGGGATCTAATATTTTGCTCGCGTGTGCGACTCGTATAGTTGTGCGAATGTCCAGGTTTTCAGCTAGAATGTTTTCAAGGGCTAATTCGGCCATTTTCTGTCTTACCTCCAATGTCTTTTCGACCATCGTATCCAAAAACTTCTCATATGGAATAGATTGTTTCTTTGATTTCAAATGAATCCAATCCGCGAGAGGTTCTGTGTTGATGTAGTCGCAGTATGTGTCGTAGCCCTTTCCTGGGACATACTTTTCATACATAATTTCAACGTATTGGAGTTCCGAATCAATATCATAGACGGACTTTGCCGACTTGAGGAACGAGGTCATCTAGTTTGGTCTAGAAGGGACTCAATTCTCTAAGCAAAAAACCTCAGTATAAGGTAAAATGAATACGACGGCTATAGCAATTGGTGTTGTGGTCGTAGTTGTGATATTGATTGCTGCATATTTTATGATGGGTTCTAAGAAATCAGAGGCTCCAGCCCCAGAGGCTCCAGCCCCAGAGGCACCACCAGCTCCCCCAAGTGAGTATGTGTATGAATTTATTAAGAATGTTGAAAGTGCTCATAAAAAGGATTTTAATGCACACATAACCGATATTCGCATGGATGGTGTACGCGTTACCCCTGAACAAATAGTGCTTCACGAGGAACCAAAGCACGCTAAATGTAATAGTAAACCAGGTGGATATCAGTGTCAAAGTGGTAATTATGGGCTCAATGACCCAGAACCAGCCAACCCAACTATGAAGGATTTGACATGGTCTGCGTGGAAGGAAGGGCAAATTCAAGTTGGCTCAAAAGTTTTCACCATCACAACCCCAACAAAGGTTGGTGAGTTTGAAATTGACTATTTCAGACCCAAATACGCACCAGGTTGGATTATCAAAGAAAATGGTGTAGAGGTTCTCAAGGAAACCAAGAACGGTGGGGGTGGAAATACACCAAATCCCAAAAAAATCAAGTATATAATCCCATAACCTAAGTCACCCCTTCCAGTTTAAAAATCAAATAAAATTGAGGATCCGCTACACATATGTATTCGGCCATCGCCAACAACAGCTTCTCCTATCTCCTCACTCTAGATGAGTTTAGGAAGGAGCTTCCAGAGGAAACACGACCTTCTTGGATAAAGATTACGACAATCACAATGGTCTCGAGCTTTGTTCAAAACATTGATATTAAGAAACTTCGCCATGCATTTGAGACATTGGAATCCTTTAAATTGAGGCGATGTGGAACACAAAGTGATGGGGGATTTGAGTGGAAATTGAAGCCTACCACGTTCTATAACCAGGTGACCCTCACGTATCACGACAGTTACAGTACCAAGTCTGTGAAGGTGTTCCCAAATGGTTCAATCCAAGTGGCTGGGTGTTGTGACTTGTTTGACTGTAAGCGTATCATCACCCAGTTGACCTACATTTTCAAAACATTTTTGGGTATGGAGATGAAGGTTCCAGTCGATTCCTTCCGAGTGGTCATGATTAATTCAAACTTCAGTCTTAATTACAATGTCAACTTATTGAGAGTTGCAAATCATTTTGAAAATCACAGTGATATTTTCAAAGTATCGTTTGAACCAGATCGATATTCAGCGGTAAAGATTAAATTCAAACCTGCTCAGGACATGAAGGAAATTACAACGAGTATTTTCAGTACGGGTAAAATTATTATCACGGGTGCGGAGACTCTCAAAGAAATTGCCTTTGCGTATAACATCATCAATCAACATATCAACGACGATGACCAAATCCGTGTATCTCGAACAACGGAAACGGATGTATTTGATATATTTTTGGGATACAGGTGCGAACCAATGATTGAAAATCTCAGAGCAAAGGGATTTCATTCTTGGCTTCAAACAATTACCAACCGGCAAATTAATTTCTGATTTTATAGTAACAAAATGTCTCAACGACTTGGAATGGCTGATGGTCGATGCTTCACCATTAACTCCTCATCTCAACTTTTCAACGATTATATGATGAAACAAAATGGCATCACATTTGAAGACAACTACTCGTACAGACAACTCCTCCAAAAGTCCGGTCCAGAACTCATCAGCAAACTTGCGGAACAATCTAGATCCAAGTGTGATCCATGCGATCGATACACGGATATGTCTAATATCTACTAACTGAGCTAAATCACGAAAAAAACTTTAAAACTATACTCTAGAATGTCGCCATGTGCCATATGTCTCAATAACGTGAGATCAACGAGGACCAATCCTCCGATCCGTTGTGGACATACGTTCCATTCGCACTGTCTAGAGGAATGGAAGAGTAAAGGTAAGAATACCTGCCCCCTATGTAGAAAAATATTTGACGTTTCGCAGTTTAAGGTGACGATCACAGTTCAGAACAATTACACAGCATCTTCAAATGCTGTGTCCTTGGAAAATGACGCCATTTTTAACATTATGGATATATTTGACATGTCCTTCGATGTTGAGAATACAGTAGACTTAGAGAGTCTTTTTAGCGATCTTGGGATGAGTTTGTCCGACCTTGATCCCCTTATCTTTGACACAGAATGAACTGCAGTAGCGTTCATAGTTTAGACCGGGATAATTTCGAGAAGCCTTGCGAGGGTCTGTGATGACCTTCCCCTTTGCATCAGTGAGAAGTGGACCAGTAGCCCAACCCCGCTTGTGACTGAATATATTAGCTCTGAAGACGATACGTTTTCCAACTTGAAACGCACCAGCCCGCTTCACCCGTGATTCTGGAATCTTAAAGAACTTGGCGACTGATACTTGGGTATCCCCGGGTTTGACCTTGTATTCTACGACACCATGTTGACGATAGAAATGGAAATCACCTTGGCGGATATAGTTTGTGGGTCGTCCAGGACACACAAACATCATGACCTTGTAGTATCCCTTTTTACACTTTGTACCTGCATCCACTTTGTACACTTTAGTGGGGTTATCTGAAATGACACGTCTTGGGAGATCTTTACAATGTGTGTAGTTGTGTGGGAGATTTGAAAGTCCCGAACGATCACCCGGAATGGACTTTTGCCAACGGTAGGCTTCATAGTCCCCAACAGCATACGCATAACAGTTATTGTTTCCAATACCAGTCGCAGTACCCCAGCGCTTGTTGGTGAACTTCTTTTCAGAACCACTCAAAGGGAGTTCTTTCATTTGTAGTCTATGTAGAAAAAAATATCAATACTAAGTAAAATGATTAAAGAAGTCGCCAAGTCCCAAACCAAGTCTGATATGCTCGTCGAGTTTCTCGTCTTTATACTCAGCATTCTCATCAGCACGTTTGTGATTCGATTCGCTTGGAACCGCTCCCTCGTGAAGCACATTACCGTACTCAAGCCAATTTCTACCATGCTTGATGCCTTCATCCTTGCCCTCTCTTTGAATGTTATTCGGGGTCTTTAGACTTCACTGTAACCCACAGTCTTTTCACCATTTGGGCTGACGAGGGTTGGGAAGGCGTCCATACCAGAACACCCCTCCTTATCGCAATCCACAAACTTGAATGATTTACCATTCTTCTTCATGTGATCCAACTGCTTACGAGTCCAACCACATCCCATGGTCCCGTACACAGTCCACGGTTTCCCGTTTGGTGCCGACGTTGACTGTCTCGTTCTATAGAGAACTGTGAGAGCAACGAGAATGAGAATGAGAGCGATGATTCTTGAGCGTCGCATAGTTTTATAGTATACCCTCACATATTTTTTATGAATGCGCATGTAAAAAAATACATATTATATTATATAATGCAAGGCGACAAAGAAGTTAAAAAATTACAAAAGATGAGGGAGACTCAGAAGAAGAAAGTAGAAAAAAGCTTTAAAAAATACACTAAAAAATACGTTATAAATAGTAGACAGACTCCTAGGTATGAAAAAAAGTATGAAAAAAATTTAAATAATTTGAAAAATATAAATAAAAAACTTAATAATAATGCGTCTAAAACGATAATGAGAGAAAAGGGGTTATTGGGAAAAAATAAAGCGATGTCACTTCTTAACGAAATAGAAAGAAAAGGAAAAAACGTACCAAACATACCACAAAACATAAAAAATGTCATATCTAATCAATTGAAAGCTCGACCAAAGATAGACACGACTCGAGAATTGGTCTCAAATTTTAAAAAATATCCATTCCATATTCAGAAGAAGATTCAATCTTTTTTGTATAAAACGAATACACCAGTCAAAAATATTATGAGTTATGAAAGACTCAAGTATATAATGAATACTATTAACTCCAACACAAACAAAATGGTATACAAACCGGCGACGGTTTCAACAAAAATGAAAGCGTTTGATCGCGAATTCAGAGAACTTTATAATTCTGGTAAAACGTACAGAAATATACAAAATTTCATAAACGTTCTGAATAACGCGTTCAACTAGGCTGTTTGAAAATCGAGGTACCCTCACATATTTTTTATGAATGCGCACATTTGTTCCTTGGTCAATTTGGGGTCTAACTTGAACATCTTCACAAGGTCCTCCTTTTTATAGAGTCGACATTTACGTGTATCAATCTTGAGGTCGCCATTTGCGTTGATAAACACTTTTGGTCGCTTCACTGGAGTCTTTGGTTTTGGTTGAAGTCTCTTTTCAATGTTCCTCACTTGGTTCATAACCGATGGATCGCGTTTCCCAAGACCAGGTCTCTTTAGTGGGACCTTCTTCTTTTCCGCTTCTTTTTGAAGAACAGCTCTCGCCCGTCTAATTGCCGACGATGTACCAACTTTCTTTGGTTCCTCCATCTTTTTTACAGTCGCGGGTCTCTTTGGTATGAGCTTTGAAAGAAAGCCAGCCTTCTTTTCTTGAAGGAATGGATGATTTAGGATGTCATCGTATGTGGGAAGTCCCTCATGTTTCATAACGCGAAGACGCATATCCTTGATGACCTTACTATTCACTCCAAGATAGTCTTTTGGAAATAAGTCTTGCACAAACGTCTTGACTGTATTATTTTTTGAATATTTATGAATTATATTGAGGAAGTAGTGCGCATCGTACATTTGGTGTGATTTTAGAGAAATACCAGCCATATTGGCAGATTCCTTGTCAATCTCCGGATTTCTAACACCCTCGATTGTCGCCAAACCAAAGTCAATCATAATGGGTGTATCATCCTTCAATATGAGAAGGTTGTTCCAGTGAAGATCATGATGTCTAAACTTTGGATACTTGTTGTGAATCTTCTTGAGATTTCTAATGACTTGTGTAATCACTCGACGATAGGCTGGTATCGTTTGTCCAGATCCAATCCACTTTTCGAGCGTCACACCATTGATGTATTCAAAGTACAATATATCCCTGTTATTACACGTCTTGAAATGATACATACGGGGAACACCCATACCTTTCAACTTTTGCGCGATGCGATATTCCATTCGGGCACTGGGCTCATTCGTAAATTTTATGGCAACTTTTGTATTACACGCGTCATCTAAACAACCATAATACACCGCACCGTACATACCTTTACCAATTTGGTAAAGTCCACCCTTTTGAATTTGGCTTATTCTATTCAAGCGAGGTGCGTACAATTGAGACTTTGGGTCACACCCCTTGGCACCTCTCAAAAGTTTCTTGAGTTCTTGACCGACTGCATTCTTCTGTGCGTCGGTCTTCGCATTATTGGCGATGTATACAAGTTCTGCGAGCTTGACCATACTTATTACATACTAAGAAAAGATTCATACAAATGCTGGAAACAATCGTATCAATCGTGGGGATTGGGTAGGTATATTATTTATTCTTCATCGTCAACTTCAATGTCATCGTCGACCTCTTCTTCCTCTGGGAAGTCAAGACCTTGGAATGCAAACGCGGGAAGCTTTGCAGACTGCTCAAGGAGACATTGTTGGAGGCGCATGGTCACACCAAACTTATTGTCAATGAACCAAATGGAACTCAAATCAACAATAGCCATAACCTTTTGACTCTTCTCAATCGTGTCGAGAGAGACTTGTTCCTTTTGCATAGAGTACGCTTCTGGAACAAAAGTGCCATCAGGCTTCGTGGCAATCTTGAGCTTCATCGTCGAGGGGTACTGTTCCTTACCTGGGCGAACCATGGGCTTGTAGAGCGCTTCACGAAGCACCGCGACATTGAACTCCTTCCCGAGCCACTCCTTGGAGTTCGCAGCTACAGTATTCACGATGATATCATCCAAAGCCTTCAACTTATCGTGAAGCTCCATAGCATCACTATTGTCCGGGTCAAAGGACAAGTCGAGGGAGTATGACGTGCGTCCAGTACCTTCATCAGTAAAGGCACTCAAGCCAAATGGAGAGCGCATGAATGGAAGTTGGATGTAGAGTTTTTTGTTGTCGCTACCGTTCAAGTAGACGGTCTTACCGCCGTTCTTATTCTTACGGAGTTTTGAGAAGCCCACAGAGGAGGCAGAGAATTCGGAGGATCGTTGGATAGCAAGCGACATGGGTAGAGGGTATTATATATCTTCTTGGAGTCTTGACTTTAAGTCAGTTTTTTTGTGTGAGTATTATAAAACTAATCATGGGTCTTTTTAAAGATTGTGGCTGTGGATGTAACGGTCGAAAACAACAGGAGAAGTTCATCACTTCTCTCATTTCAGGTTTGACTTTTTTCATCATCGCAAACCCAGAGACATTCCGTCTCGTCAGGCGAGTTCTCGGTCCACGCATCGCGACTCCAACTGGATGCCCATCCACTGCGGGACTCATTGTGCACGCGACGGTCTTCACACTCGTGGTGTGGGCTATGATGAACGTGAAGAATGAAGCACCAACCCCCATACTTAAAGAATCAAAGGAAGATGTCGACGAACGAGTCATGCGACCCTTGCGCATGATAGACGTTGTTCCAGGACCAGGTATGGAAGAGCCCGGATTCGTCGACACGGGACTTCAACTCGGTTCACTTGATCTTAATGGCATGTAACTAGAATAAATGAAGTATCGGTTGTTTGTTCAATTCTTGAATATTTTAAATTTTTAATCCGATCGTATAAATTGTCCACATGTTTATCGGTAATTGTAAAACACTTCTCGATAATCATTTGTCCGTCGTATTCTACAATCAGAGGTCCGGGTCTGCCAACAACTGATTGTAAAATGTGAATCATATAATTCATATTTGCTTCTAATCTTTAAAAGTCTTCATCGAAACCAATCTCCGTGGACTCGTCATCTAACTTCCCATAGTCCCCAACCCGCTTCTCAAAGAAGTTGGTCTTCCCATCCAAGCTAATATTCTCCATAAAATCGAAAGGATTCTTGGAATTCCAAATTGGAGGCACCCCAATCTGTTTGAGAAGTCGGTCAGAGACATACTCGATATACTCGGACATCTTTTCAGAGTTCATACCGATGAGGTTACAGGGGAGAGCATCCAAGATGAACCCTTTCTCAATCTCCACAGCCTCCTTCACAATAGAATGAATGGTTTGTGTTGAGGGTTTGTGTCTCAATAATTTGAACAACTCCACCGCAAACTCTTGGTGGAGTCCCTCGTCACGCGAGATGAGCTCGTTTGAGAAACAGAGACCCGGCATGAGACCCCGCTTCTTGAGCCAATAAATAGCGCAGAAAGACCCAGAGAAGAAGATACCCTCAACGCACGCAAACGCGAAGAGGCGTTCAGCAAATGAACGAGACTTTGTATCAAACCACTTCATAGCCCAATCTGCTTTCTTTTGAATACATGGTACAGTTTGGATAGCCTCGAAGAGTTGCTTCTTCTCAGTGCCATCCTTAATATACTTATCAATCAACTTGGAGTAGGTCTCCCCGTGGACCATCTCGTTGTGACACTGATACGCATAGAATGAACGAGCCTCGGAGGACTGCACCTCATCGGCGAAATTGTTATTGATATTCTCAAAAACAATGCCATCGGACCCAGCGAAAAACGCCAGGATATACTTTATGAATTTCTGCTCATTATCATTGAGTGTTTTCCAGTCATCCAAATCCTTTGAGAGATCTACCTCTTCCGCAGTCCAATTGCTCATTTGGGCCTTCTTATAGAGATCCCAGAGGTGTGGATATTTCAGGGGAAAGACTGTAAATCTGTTTAGGGTGGGGGCTAAAAGGGGTTCGTACTCGTCCTCCACCCACTCTTGAAATTCAAAATAGTTTCCGATACGACGTCCATCAACAAATATTTGGGGGTAGGTGTCCAACCTTCCGTCACACAACTTCTTGAGATCCTCTTTCTCAATCATAACTTTTTCATAATCCATCCCCTCGGATTCGCATAGTGTGACAGCGTGTTCGCAGTATTGGCATGCCTCCTTCGAATAAATTGTGATTTTCATCTGTAGTATTATCCCTGATAATTTTTTGCTTGAAAACTCTAAGCATGATTGTACCATCTGAAATAATTGAAGACGATATAGTCAAACTTTTAGTAAATGAAGACGACGTGGAAGATGACATGTTCGCAGTTGTGGGGATGAACACTGGCCTGGTGCTCGGGGTGCGTTATCTAAACCCTACTGAGCTCATATATAAGTCCGCCTGTGTCTATCAACTTGAAAGTGGGGATATGAACCCTGCGCCATATGAAAGTGTGATGGAACACTACCCAAGTGGAACGACATTTGAGGATTTGGAATTCAAAATGATTAAACCTGGAATGTACGCACACCTCACCGAGATTGACGTGGAGGATTCGGATTCTGAGATATATGACGAGGATGAGAGTGACTCAGAAATGGATGACTTCATTGTCCCCGATGATGAGATTGACGGACAGGTGATACCACCATCGGACTACAAGTCCATTGACGCGGAATGGAATAGTTGGAAACCTTCCACCCCAGGCGCAAGAAGTTTTAAGGAGACCGTAGATGCCATTGAAGCCTTGGCAAAGGTGCACGCTGATAACCTAAGTTTCGGTGCGTAATTACAAAATCTAAAAAAGATCACCCACTTTCATACCAATATGCTGGCAGCTATATGGTCTGATATAGACCAATTATTACCACAAAAAACCCACGAAAAGCCAGTGAATAGAAACTTTTGTCGCGAATGCTCAGGTGTGAAAGTTGTCTCACCCGAAGGTCTTCCCACATGTTCGGAATGTGGTCTCGTCGAGGATAATTTTGTTGACGACTCCGCGGAATGGACGAGTGGACTTACAGATGATGGCCGTGTAAACGACCCATCCAGATGCGGCAATCCAAATGCAAACCCCGAACTCTTTTCCCAAAACTGGGGGAAGGGTACTATAATTTCAACGCAACGTTCTTCAACCTATGAAAACAAGAGAATGGCCAAGATTAACTTTCACATGTCTATGAATCACAAAGATCGATCACTTTTTCATGCGTATCGTGATATTGATGAGGCGTGTCATACTTTACCAGAATCAATTCGCAAAGATGCTAAGATGATGTACCGAAAGTTCAATGATGAGAAGTTGACCCGGGGTGCGGTTCGTCTTGGAATCAAAGCAAATTGTATTTTGTATGCGTGTAGACTTGCACAATGTCCGAGAACAACAAGTGAAATAGCGGATATGTTTGGAATTCAATCCAAGGATATTAGTCGAACAACACAAATATTCAAAGATACAATGATGGGAGCGACGGAGAAAAACTATGTGACAAAATCATTTGATGTAATGCAACGACTTCTCAATGGATTTGATATTTCGAGGGAAGAACGATATAAATGTAACAAAATGTGCGGTGCAACGGAGGATTGTGTAGAACTTATGAGTAAGACCCCAAATAGTGTAGCATCGGCAATCATTTATATAGTTCTAGGGTCAAATATCACAAAGAGTGAAGTGTGTGAAAAATGTTCGGTGTCGATACCAACATTGAACAAAATAGAAAATATAGTAAAAAAACACTTAGAGGTTAAAGGTCTTTCATAGTAAAGGATGACGGTAAAGTTATTTCTTGCAACACCATGTTATGGGGGTCTTTGTTTAGAGAAGTATATGTCCAGTATTATTAAGCTTCAGATGCATTTAATGGCAGAAGGAATCCAATTGTATATCGATACTACCGAAAATGAGTCGCTTGTGCATCGTGCGCGTAACGTTGCCGTTGGTCGTTTTATGCAAAAAAGCGACTGTGATTATTTCATGTTCGTTGATGCCGACGTCGATTTTAATCCCGAGTCTGTGGTTCGCCTTGTAAGATCTGGGTATGATATTGGTGTTGCGTGCTACCCCAAAAAGGTTGTGATGTGGGATCAAGCCGCCAATGCGGTGAAGGAGGGTGATGAACGCAATATGGCAATGCTTTCTTCGAGCCTTGTGATCAATTTTGGTGCAAAAAATAGACCGGTTGAAAACGGCTTCATTGAAATCCTCGATGGACCAACAGGATTTATGTGCATCAAACGCGAGGTTTTTAAAAAATTGGAGGATAAGTTTCCCGAATTGTGGTGCAAAAACGATCACCAGAATCGAGACTTTGATGATTACCACGCATGCTTTGATTGTATGATCGATCCAGTGACTCGCCGGTATCTATCCGAAGATTATGCATTCTGCCGTCGGTGGCAACAATGCGAAGGTAAAATTATGGCCGATGTTAATACGACACTAGGACATGTTGGAAATTTACCATTCTCTGGATGCCTTAATGACAGGCTTAAGGTTTAGACTATATTAATGTGTAATATGAACTTGATTACAATACTCGTCACTCGTTCGAAATCATGCCACGTGAAAACGTTGCACACAATTCTCCGCATCAACATGAAGTGTGTGCAAACTAATTCAAAAAACGAAATTGTGTACGTCGACGATAATCCATATCAGAAGGCTGAGATCATTCAAGAATGTTTGAAAAGATGTGATCGTTTGTTGTTTATCGACTTCGGTATTGGAATGGATCAAGGTAGTATTGATCAAGTATTCGAGAAACATGATGGTCTTCCATGTCTCGTGTTCCCAGGTGTCACCGAGGGTGTTGATTGGGGTCTATTTAGAAGCAAGGTTCAACAGGACATATCAGAACCAGTTGAACAGATGGGCCTTGCGTTTGACACCGAAGTTGGAAAGAAGATTAGCGATGATATCTACAACGTCATCACAACGGATGCGCGTGTTTGGATCATGAATTCAAAGCATATCTTGAAAAGTATTAAGGATAAAAAAACTGGTAACACCAAGATTTATCCCAAAATGTTTGAAAAGTTCAAAGAACAAGGTGTGAAGGTTTATGCATTTACAGCATCTAAGTTGACCATGACTTACACACATGAGTGTATAAGCAATATATTGAATGCCGCCGGTGTTAAAGCAAATTAAAGTTTAGTTCACATTTAAATACATGTCATCACCACTTCACAAACATGTTGTAAGTTTCATCCATCGTGTTTGGGGGAGTAAGGATTATTTCCCAGGTCCTCAACCTGTATCCATTGAGCGTCGGCACTTTCCAATTCTTAGGGGTGGAGAATATGTGGTCTGCGAGAAAACAGATGGGGAGAGACATATGATGGTTGCGACAACCTTTGAGGGGAAGCCACACTGTCTTCTCGTCAATCGAGCATTCAATATGATTGAGATTAAGATTAATCTGAATAAGAAGGCGTACGAGGGAACAATTCTTGATGGAGAACTCTACGATACAACACTCATGGTGTATGACGCCCTTCTTATAAATGGTGTCCCCGTGGGGCATCTTAACCTCTACCAAAGACTTGCAGAGGCTGAAAAGATGCTCAAGTGTATCATTTACATGAAGTTTGATGTGTACCGTCTCAAACTTAAAACATTTTATGCATTCAAAGATTTTGAACACTTTATGGATGTGTACCTCCCCACAGTTCAACAAAATGTTGATGGCATTGTATTGACGCCTGTAAATGAACCGGTGCGTATTGGGACACATGAGACTATGTTCAAATGGAAACCAGGGGAAAAGAATACAGTGGATTTCCAAATGAAGAAGGGTGCAAGTTTTGAGGGTGTTGGTAAACCTGGCGCCCCAGTGTGGAAGTTGTATGTCCAAGAAAAGGGTAAACTGTTCTATGAAACGGAGTTTCCTCTCAGTCGTATGAACGAGCCTTGGTTTGAGGATGATGCAATCGTGGAGTGTATGTACGTGTCTTGGGAAAATGGACCTATGTGGTGGAAGCCCCAAAAGAGACGCCGAGACAAGACACATCCCAATAATAGACGAACATTCTACAGAACTATCGTGAATATCAAGGAGAACATTCAGTTGAAGGAGTTTTTAGATTGTATACCAACACATAGTGACCCGCCACCGTAGGAAGCTCAGCTTCTTTCACGACATCATCATTTATATAGTACCACTGAGTCCCGTTCTTTACAAAGCTTACGTAGTGTCCATCTGCTTGCATACCCACATGCACAGCACTTGCAATTAGATTGTATTCATTTTTATCAATGAATATATTTTCAATAACATGTATATGACTTTTACTATCAAACGAAATCATAAAAACTTGTGGAAGTTTTGAAAAAACCATCCGGGATGTCGCGACATTGTATACTTTCCCCTCGGTATCTTCAAAATTTTCAATGACATTCCAACTCGTGCTTTTTTTGAGCATTTCCCCTAAATCTGTACCTCGAGATGTTACTAAATGAATACCAAAGTCTTCTTCACTTGATGATTTCCCACCCGGCCAAACAGTTTCTTGTGTCTTTTTTCCGTAGAACCAGTCCTTTATTTGTGGCCTCGCGCGTTCCAAAATGTCTATGATACACAACACGGCCTCTTGAACGTCGTGTTGATCGTGATTCTTGAAGCGTGGAAAATGCACGTAAAACTGTTCCAAGAGGGGTTTCATATTGACAACTCCCTTTTCTTGGGATACCCAATAGAAATGAACGAGCGTCGAGTACAATTGTGTGAACTCACAATCTCCCGTGTACTGTGCGTGTAAAAAGTAATTCGAGAGTACTGGGATGTGAAGTAAACATTGGAGTGCTGTATTAAAATAGCAAGTATTTCCGAGGTTTAAAAAACCTCTCATTACATTTTGTGTATAAAAAACACTTAAGAGAATGACGCGTATCTCTATTGTAAAGAATAATGTTAGACATTGAAACTATCACCGATAAGGTTCTCCCCGTGTTTGACACACATAAGGATGAAGAAAATATCGAAATAGAGTTGCGTCTTGGTAAATATAATGGATCTTTCTTTGATACAAATGTGGGGAAAGAAACATTCGAGCGCGTACTCGATGGGCTTCGACGGTATACGGGGTGGGAAAGTGTAAAAACATCTGTGTCCGATATATTTTATAGCGACAAAGAGGGTGTAAGAATCTCATCGGATCATGACACGGGTGAACAAACAATGATTCAAAAGATTAATGTTATCAAAGATGATTTTACCGGTACACCACTTGATATGCGTTTTAGTATTTCTAGAGAAATCCCAACGTGGGGTGAATATGAAATGGATCGAAAACGAACAAAGACGCGCCACTCGTTCATTCGAAAGAACCTTAGTATCGACATGACGATTTCATCGGGTGATAATGTTGATATGGATTCCGAGGAAGAATGTTCCTATCAAATTGAGTTTGAAATCATTAAACCTGGTGATGTGTCGTGTCGTGATGAACTCTTCAATATCATTCACAAAGTTAACGATCTATCTAAATTAATTCCTATGTAATAAGTAAATGACAAGGTTTGCAATCCTCGCCCTTATAGCACTCGCTCTCATGTATGAAAAGAGTGTTAACTCAGAAGAAATAGCTGGTTCTAAGAATTTCCATCTCAGCGCGGGTATGTCTAAAAGTACATACAAACAAATGCGTGCGGATGGTGTCGACGCAGAAAGTCTTAAAAAGTTCGTGCAATTGGAGGATCGTTTTCTTCAAATTGAACGAAATTCAGTATGTTCGGGAATACCCAACTATGTGGAGGGTGCTGTGATATCTAATTTAATTAAGGAACTATTTCCCAAGTACAACTTTGCGTATCACACGATTCACCTCAAGCAAATTGGGGAACCTCTCAAAATATTGAACACGTATATATCATGTTAATTAGATTCCATACAAGCATTTTGTGTTTGGGACTTTCCATGCGAGTATAATTATGTATAATGTGTATGATAAGTCCATTGTCATCTTCCGATTTTATAGTGTATTCCGCAATTAGAGGGCATCGCGTTCGCCATTCTCTCACGTAGTCAGCCACTATGTATATGACTGCATCTAGAAACTCTTCAACGGCCATGTCAATCCAGGAGTTTCTAGGTGTTCCCCAATTTCTAGTATCCGAATCAATAATTACCCCATGTCCATAGCGTTTCATACCAATGTCAAATCTTTCTCTGAGTTGTTTTTCAATGAATTCCATTTCTAATAACAATTAACGCTTCATCCTTAAGTTTACCCAAGTCTTCTTGTGATTTGCCAATTGTTTCATAGTTGGACCTTTAGTAAGAATATAGTTTGTCGCGGCATTTCGATATTGTGTCACCAAGTTACGTGGAACGTTAGTGACATTGAGTTGACTTCCAATGACCTTCTTTTCCAATTCTCGTCTTCTTTCCATTTTCCAATTACTAACCATACCCTTCTTAATGGTATCCACATTCTTCTTGAATGGGAGACCCAATTTATTACCCTTGTTCAATTCATTAATCTTCACTTTGACTGCTTTCACATCATTATCAATCGAGGGCATCACATTCTTGTAACGGTTCATCCACCGACTACCGTACAATTTAACAAGGTCTCTACGAATCGAGTTTTCATTGAGTCCTCTTTTCTTGATAACTTGTTGCGTCTTTACCACTTCCTTTTGCTTTGCCACTTCTTTCCTAGTTGGTTTGGGTGGTGGTGTCTTTGGTTTTGGTTTGGGGGCTACCATCGCGTTACGCACCTTTTCAATCTTTGCACAGAGAGTCGCTTTCGTTTCCTTGGGATCAAGCTTAATCTTGAGGATCCCCGCGACACGAAGAAGTTCGGTTTTGCTATAACCCGTACAGGTCGCGCGACCAACTTTAAATGATTTGTTTGTACCTGAGAGGGTCACGTTACGCCCCTTGTTTGTGTTTTTGAATGTCGCCGTTTTGGTATTAGATATACCTTTGATCTTTTTACAGATGTCCTCCTTCTTGGAGGATTGGGTAATGCCTACAACACCCAACTTCTTCGCGAGATCCACAAGTTCCGACTTTGAAAGGCGCATACATTGTCGACCATCAATCTTAAGGGCCGCCTTTTGATTTGTACTTAACACAGCTCGACGGGTCTTCTTTGATTTGGGTGACTTCTTGGTTTGTTTTTTCACAAGTTTACGTGGAATATTAGAACTACTGGACAATACAATTTCACCATTTGTGTTCAAGTCTCGGACAAGATCAATACCATCATTGTATGCGACCAACATATCCGCAGGGTTTCGCGCCCCGGATATTTGAATATTACCACTTTTTGAGATAATATACTTGTGTCCATTGTAAGTGATATACATAAATGGAGACAACTCACCATCATATTTTATCTCCGTGTAGCCATATTGTCGTTGCCCCCGACGCGCAAGTTCACCCATGTTACGTATGACCCCATTGATTCTGAACTGACCACTAAGATTGTTGTATTCAAATGGGCTATAGAGAAAGGCTTCTTTATCGGAATAATTGTCCACAATGAATCGTCGAATGAGCTCAGGTTGATTCGCGATATTTGTCCCAATAAACCCCCCAGAGAATCGAATCTTACCATTCTTATAGAAATTGACTGTAGCACCCTTGGATTCCACCCCATTTGTTACGATAATCTTGAGTTGAACTGTAAAAAAGTTCAAGTTCATATTCCCCTTGCGACCATATTCACGGGTATGTGTAAACCCCGTGACAAATCGTCCATAAATACCATTAATCTCTGTGGTGTCTATATAAAGACCCTCACCAATGGGTGATTTTGGGAGGGGTTGTTTGAGGAGAATCTTTTTAAGGTTGATACGAGTATCAGCGCTGAATTGACGATTCACCGTTGCATTGAACATACCTGGGTTCAACTTACTCACGGTAAGCTCTGGTTTTGGTATGGGAATATCAGCTACAATGTTATTCATGTCATTGTTTGAGTTGTACACAAACTCCGCAAACTCGCCATAATTTTCATTACTCATCATATTCTTTTCAAGGCGAGGTGGAAACTCCTGTTGTCGGGTAATTCCAAGTTCCATCTCAATTTCTCTATTGAGTGCGTTATTTGACGCGGTTGTGGATACTGAACTTGGGCTGTTCGTGGTGCGTAACTCCACACCCGACTGCTTTACAAATTCTCTGAGCTGTTGGCTCATATTACTATTGGTCAGCATTTTTTTTAATAATCATCTGCAAATCCAAGCGTTTCTTCAATGACGTCGAGACCGTAGATCACGGGCTGTCTTGGATATGTTCGACCCTTGTAAGTCACCGTCTCTTCCTTGACTTCGATATCCCGTGAACTGAATGGACCTGCATAGAAGTCTTGGTTGAACTTGGGTTTGCCCAAATTGTTCGCTTGGCAGTGCTGATTGAATACCTGGATGAAGAGCTTCTGGGGCACAAAGAGGTCGTTCCCATAGACAATGCTGGTGGATTCCAGGAAATTGTGGAGGGTACTCGCAACCATTGCAACCTGCTTCTGGATTTTCTTGAAGTATTCGGGGACAACATTCCAAATATCCTTGTTTCTGTACTTGTTTGAGTAATCCAAGTACGCTCGGATACACTTGAGAAGAATAATGGGGATTTCACCATCAAGCTTCTGATCCAACTGGGGATCTGCATCCTTGACCTGCTTTGAGAAGTTCCAGGTGAGAATACGGCGGAGCACCGAACCCGAATTATCCTTCCAGTTTGGAACCTCATTCCCACCCAATACACCCGGGACCTTCCATTCAATACTCGTCGCAGTCTTATTTTTTACAGCCACAGATACATCTTCACCTGATACCATCGACTGAAACTCGGCTTGTTCGAGTGCGAGATCACCCTTTACCTCTGGGGCAATAAACATGAAAGCATCCTTGATCGCAGAGAGTCCAAACTTTTTTTCAATATTATTCGACATTGTCACAACATCTTCATCTTCGTAGAACTTCTTGAATACTTTCGTAATTAGAGTTGACTTACCGGACCGTGCAATACCCTTGAAAAATGGAATAACCTGCCACCCATCGAGATCACCCACATCAAAACAGAGACGTCCACCCATTACATAGGCCCAATCACAGACATCATCGTCAAACTTTTGATATTTTAGAATCGAGTCGAAGAACGGGGTTGGGATATCTTGCCATCTGTCAATGTGAGAAAAGTCATCAAATTGCTTGTCAAAATACTTACACGCAATGATTGTTGGATCAAGGCATCTGAACTCCTTACTTTCATAGGGGTAAAAACAGCAATCGTACACCCCTCTGTCGGGAATCCATTCTTTACCAATGAAAACACCATTTTTAAATGACCACACTTGACGTCTTTTTGTAATTTCTGGGAACTGTGCATCAATACACTTTGAAAGATTATCAATCACTTCTCGAAACACCGAGCCTCGGCTTGTAAAGTGCTTCCAATTAACGAAATCGTCATCTTTCTGTGCAAGAGAATATACGAATCTTTCAATTGTGAACTTGGGTTTCCATGCCCTTGTTCGATGACCCTCGACCGTCTTCTTCTCTTCACAACACGAATCTTTGTATCGACGATACCCACTCTTATACGTTTCATCCAGGGCATACAATAAACACTTCTGGAACGGAGTCGAACTTTCAATTTCCTCTTCGTCCATCGTCGATGGATCTCCCGTCACACTAAACTGTGGAAGTGCAGTTGGGTTGTCAATCCGTTCAAATGATGTATAGTGTCTGCGAATGTTCTCATACCCGTCACACAACTGCTTCAGGACGTTATTGATTCGGCGTACAACGGTCATCCCATCATCCGCGTGATCATACTTGTGAAGCTTGATATCACGAGCGTGGTTTTTCAAGTTGATCAGATACGTTCTTTGACGATCACGGTTACCTTTGATCGCAAGGATATCGATTTGATTTGGAATTGGATTTCCAGTGTCGTCGAAGTTTTCGGGGTGAATGTATTGTCTATATCCAAGTTCGCGGGCATTACGGAAGTCGTTTGTCTTTAGAGACCACGCCTGTTCAAACTTATTAATCACGTCAAGTACCTGTTCTTCTTTCATCGATTGGATGTGCTGTTTTTGAAGCTCGGAGAGTGCCTCATACTTATTGGGTTCCTTATCGATGAAATGGGTGTGTTCCATTTTCTATGGTATTTACTAAGTAACGCGATATCTTTCTAAGTAGATTTTTGGGACATCTTGGCAAGCATTTTTATCAGAATTCTATTTTGGGTTTCCAATTGATTGGAGATATTCACGAGAGCCGAACACACAGTGTCTCCGTCTGGGGTCGCCAAGAGCGAACTCATCAAACCAACGACATCCATGACACCCTCGTCTTCGTCCATAAAGAATTCGTCATCTTCCTCTTCCTCTTCAGACAATACAATTTCTTCTTCTTCGTCAGATACAATTTCCCCATCTTCAACTTCATCTTCAGGCTGTGACGACATTTTAACATATGCTGAGAAAAGTTGATTGTGTAATTTTCGCACTCGTGCGATTTCGACCAGAAAAAAAATCTTGCTATATAGTACAAAAACTCTCACGATGGCCGGTGGTCTCATGCAACTCGTCGCCTATGGCGCCCAAGATGTCTACTTGACTGGTAACCCAAAAGTCACTTTCTTCCAGGCTGTGTACAAGCGTCACACCAACTTCGCGATGGAAAACATCGAACAAACTGTCAACGGTACTGCGGCCAACTCCGGTCGCGTGTCTGTGACCATTGCCCGTAACGGTGATTTGGTCGGTGACATGTACATTGAATTGCAATCTAACGCTGCGGCGACTATTACCACTTCGGCGGTTGCGGATGCTTGCTGGGTCGCGGAACGCGCGGTCAACAACGTTGAACTCTCCATCGGTGGCCAACGCATCGACAAGCACTACCAAAAGTGGTGGCGTTTGTACGATAACTTGTACCACGATGAAGCCAAGAAGGCGTCCTACGCCAAGATGACCACTGCGGCTACCGGTAAGACCGTGTACTTGCCATTGGTCTTCTTCTTCAACCGTAACCCAGGTTTGTACTTGCCTTTGATTGCCCTCCAATACCACGAAGTCCGCATCGACATTGACTTGGCCTCCGACATGGAGACCTATGTTAACAAGAATGTTTTCAAGGTCTGGGCCAACTACGTGTACTTGGACACCGAAGAGCGTCGTCGCTTCGCGCAAAAGGGTCACGAATACCTCATCGAGCAAGTGCAACACACTGGCTCGGACACCGTGACTTCCGCTGCCCCCAAGCAAGTTCGTTTGTCCTACAACCACCCAATTAAGGAATTGGTGTGGTGCTTCTCCAACACCGCGGCTCGCTCGTCCTTGTGGAACTTCACCTCGTCCAACCAATTGGATGATGTTGTTCTCGAGTCCAACGCGCGCGCGGTTTCTGAATCCAACTGCTACGTGCCAATCACCCAAGGTTCGGGTGCCCCACTCCTCGCGGTTGGTACGGCGGGTTCCACTGCCGACTTCACCGAAGAAACGGCCGGTCCATTGTCCACCTTCAAGTTGGTCCTCAACGGTCAAGACCGTTTCAAGGAACAAGCGGGTAAGTACTTCAACCAAGTGCAATCCTTCAACCACCACACTGGTTGCCCATACCCAGGTGTGTACTCTTATTCCTTCGCGTTGAAGCCAGAAGAGCACCAACCAACTGGTACTTGCAACTTCTCCCGCATCGACAACGCCCAAGTTGCGGTGACCATGAAGGCTACCGATGCCACCACCATGCACATGTTCGCGACCAACTACAACGTCCTCCGCATCCAATCTGGTATGGGTGGTCTCGCGTTCTCCAACTAAGCTAATTATGTAACTCGATCGCGTATTTAAAACACAAAAATTAACATAATTCAAATATGTTAAGTTTTGTTTAGCGTTCTCAAATTAGAAATAATCTCGGTATAATCTATTGCCAAATAATTTTGTCTGTATATATCAAATGGCAAGCAAACAAAAAACAACACAGCAGCAATTGGGTATGTGGATTCCAATATCAATCCTTGTTACTGGTATTATTGTGTCCATTGTTGCGATTTCGCGTAATGGTCGCAATGGATATTTCAAACTTAAATAAATGACACAATGTAATAACAAATGCAAGACGTATACACAGACGGAAGTTGTTTGGGAAACCCCGGTCCAGGTGGTTGGGCCGTGACTGGCGCGGGCATTAATATGTCGGGGGGTAAAGATGGAACAACAAATAATGTCATGGAAATGACTGCCGTCGTTCAGGCACTTCAACAGTGTCTCGCACGCGACATTCTTGAGATAAGACTGTTTACCGATAGTAACTATGTCAAGAATGGAATAACTTCATGGATTAAGAATTGGAAGAGAAATGGGTGGCGCACCGCCGCGGGTACACCTGTAAAGAATAAGGGGTTGTGGATCGAAATTGATACTCTCCAGGGTAAGATGACCTCTGTGGAGTGGAAGTGGGTCAAGGCACACAATGGACACCCACAGAATGAACTCGTGGATACCATGGCACACCGAGAGGCCACCGAGATTAAAAATAGCCACGTAAAATAATGGATCCCCACCCGTGGTGTGAGAAGCAGGAGAAGCTCCTCAAATCGTGGGCCGAGCGAGCCGCGGGATATCGCTGGCTTCATAATCACGCACGCCTTCACTTCAAAAAACAGAATGATTACCTGTCATACCCGAGTATAATCATCGCGAGTATCACAGGTGTTGGGGGTTTCGCGGTTCTCAATCCAAGTGGGAATGATAGTGTTTCATCGGAAACTCGCGCTAAAATTATGATTGTGCAGTACTTCTTTGCGTTCCTCAATGTTCTGGGTGGTATCCTCACATCTATAGGTAAGTTTAGTCAAAGTTTGAGTCTCTCAGAGGCACACTCTGCGATGTGTGTCCAGTACTCCAAGTACTATAGAAATATAGATATGGAATTGTCCCTCGATGAGAATGACCGCACGGAGGTTGTTGATTTTGTCAAGAAGTGTCGCGAAGAGTATGATAGACTTCTTGACGAAGCCCCAGATATCCCAGCAATATCTATAGAGGCGTTCAATTTGGAGTTCCCCGATAAAGTGAATAAACCCGATGTGTGTAATGGTCTAAGTATCATTATATGTGATGAGACCGCGTCACAACTCGCATCAAAAC